TTGAAGATGATTTCAATAAACATTTAGTAGAGGCGATACATGTGTTTGGTGAAGAAGAATCTTTTTATTTATTACCAGATGCTATTCAAAGAGTCTTGGTTAATATGTGCTTTAACTTAGGCGGTACCAGATTAAGCAAATTTCAAAACATGTTGAAAGCTTGTCGGTCACATGATTGGCAAGAAATGGCAAATCAAATGGAAGATAGTAAGTGGTTCAGACAAGTGGGACGAAGAAGCAGAGAGTTAAAAGAATTAGTATTAGGAGAAGTAAAATGAAAAATATATTGAAGAATATAGTTGGTGCAGTTGCTCCTACTCTAGGTACTGCTTTAGGCGGTCCTATGGGCGGTATGGCTGCGAATATGATTGCCGATGTGCTTGGGTGTCCAAATAACCCTAAAGCCATCGAGAAAGCCGTTGCTGAAGCCACACCAGAGCAGATGCTAGAACTTAAAAAAGTTGAGAAAGACTTTGAAGTTAAGATGAAAGAACTTGAAGTCGATGTCTTTAAACTTGAAGTCCAAGATACACAGGATGCTCGTAGTAATTTTTCAAAGGATTGGACAGCTCGTATCATGGGTATAGCTACAGTCGGTGGTTTCTTAGGTTACATATTCTTAGTAACTCTACAGCCACCAGAACAGAACTCTGAAGCTCTGATTAACCTTGTCTTAGGTTACTTAGGAGGTTTGGCAAGTGCTGTCATATCTTTCTACTTTGGAGCTTCAAACTCCAGCGATAGGTAGTGGAAGAAATAGTAGTCATAATACAACAAGTAGGTTTTCCTATTGCTGCGGCATTAGGGCTAGGTTGGTTTATTTACAAACTAATCATGCGTATTGTCGATGGTATGGAAACCAAACTTGATGTTGTTGATGAGAAAGTAGCTGAACAAATAACAGCTATGGAACAGAGACTAGGGACAAAGTTAGATAGTCAATACGGCATTATTGTTAGTCTGATTGACAGAGTGAGGGCTTTGGACAATCAAACGATTAGACAAGACGTTCTTTTGAAAACATTGCTGGGTGTGCCAAATTTAATAGATTTAGAAAAAGTTGCAAAAGCAGATAGAGATGACCAAAGAAAAGATTAAGGAGAAGTTAGAAATGAAAATATTAGTAACAACATTTATCGTGTTGCTGTTAGGTGTTAATGGTAATTTAATTGCAGATGAAATAGTGCATAAATTTAAATCACCTTCCTTCAGTGGTATAGGTACTTCAGCTCATTATCTAACAATAGAGAATCAAGAGTTCAATAGAAAGGAAGCCAACAAAGCAGAACTCAAAGCCTACAAAGAACAGCTTAAAAGAGAAGCTGAGAATACCACACTTGCAAGATTTATTAGAAACTTAGAGTCTAGAATCTATGCACAATTATCAAGACAACTTGTTGATGCTTTATTTGGTGAGGACCCAAGTACAAGCGGAACATTAGAGCTATTAGGAAATACCATTGAATACAGTGTCAGTGAAGATGGCACCATGATAACTTTAACAATCACAGATGCAGAAGGGAATACTACAGAGATTACTGTTCCTATCGGTTCTTTTACTTTCTAGTTGTACAAGCTGGAGGCATTCTGGTCTGTTAGATGAGGATATTCCCGGAGCTTATTCAAAGAGACAAGCAAGTACTGTTTTAGAATTACAATCTCAAGAATTATACAATCTACCAGCGGCTAAAGTTAAGCCGACTATTGCTATATATCCTAATAGTTTTACAGACTTAACAGGACAACGTAAGAGTAATAGTACCTTTGCTTTGTTTAGCTCAGCAATAACACAGTCACCAGATGCATTTTTAATTAGAGCTTTTAAACATGCTGCAGGTGGTAAGTTTTTTACAGTTGTTGAACGTATAGGTTTAGATAACCTGACAAAAGAACGACAAATAATTAGAACAACTCGGCAGGACTTTGATGACGATACCGAACTCAATCCTTTAATCTTTGCTGGGTTATTAGTTCAAGGTGGTGTTATAGGTTATGACACTAATTTGAAAAGTGGTGGACGAGGAGCCAGATACTTAGGTGTCGGTCAAAGCCGCCAGTATCGTGAAGATACAGTTACAGTTTCTTTGCGATTGGTTTCTGTTAATACAGGGGAAGTATTATTAGAAGTCCTGACATCTAAGACTATTCTATCTGTTGGAGTATCTAGTGATGTCTTTAGATTCTATGAAGCTGGGACTAAGTTAGTGGAATTAGAATCTGGTGTAGCACAAAATGAAAGTGTTTCTATTGCCCTCCAAAAAGCGATAGAGACAAGTGTACTAGAAATAGTACGACAAGGAATAGAGAGGAGATATTGGAGATATGAATAGATTACTTTTTTTAATTGCTTTAGTAGGCTTTGTTGTAAAAGCTGATAATGAAATATATATTAATCAAGTTGGTGCAACTCTTAACTTAGACGTTGAACAGCTTGGTAGCTCTAACATCATAGGCGGACTTGATGCAGTAACAGGGACGATGACTGCATTTAATTTAACTGGTGCTAATATGACGTTGGACATCAATCAACTTGGTGATACTAACAAATTCTTAGGTGACATAGTACTGGATTCTTTAACAGGTTTCTTTGAGTTTGATGGTGATAGCAACAACTTTGAAATACAAGTAGACCCAACCAATACTTATAGTGCCGATGGTGGTAACTATTATGTTGATGTTACAGGGTCCAGCAATGACTTTGAATTAAACATTGCTACAAATGCTTTATCAGAATATCTAGACTTAGATTGGATTATTAATGGTGATAGTAACCAACTGGATTTTACTATTGATATTGATAGTGCCACATCTTATGTCGATATAGATGGTGACTCAAACATTGTTAATTACACAGGTAGTGGTTATGCTGGTGGTTATTTTTACTTAGACCAGACAGGTAATAGCAGAACCTTTAACATTACACAAGCATCAACCTTAGCAAGTGATTGGCTCAAGATTACCTCTTCTGGTAATAGTGGTACTGTGTGTGTCGTTCAAAACGATGGCGGCACAAGCACAAGCTGCTAGTATTGGAAGTATTACAGAACTAAAAGGCATAGGCAGAGTAGTAAGGGAACAAGACCCTTTCTCTGCTGCCCTTGCTTTTGGTATTAATAGTTTTGACAACGTTGAAACTTCCAATGGTCGGATAGGTATAACCTTTCTAGATGAATCTCAAGTTCGTTTAACTGAGCATTCTCAACTGGTGATAGATGAATTTATCTATGACCCTGACCCATCTAAATCTAAGATGGCTCTAAAGTTTGCTAGTGGTACAGCTCGTTTTATTACGGGTAAACTTGCCACTATAAACAAAGAGAATATCCAGATAGAAACTCCTAGTGCCACCATAGGCATTAGAGGTACTGACTTTACAGTGACTGTAGATGAGCTTGGTAGGTCCTTAATAATTTTACTACCAAAGGAAGATGGACTCTCTTCAGGCGAGATAGTTGTCTCAACTGCTGCAGGACAAGTAGTGCTAAATAAGCCCTATGAAGCTACCACAGTAGAGTTATTTGAATCAACACCAAGTAGACCAGTTATACTCGACTTGACTCTGGATATTATTGACAACATGTTAATAGTTAATCCACCAAAAAGAGACCCTAACTTTGTTAGTGAAGGGGAACAAACAGAAGGTTCAGATAATATTTTAGATGTTGATTACCTAGAGTTTGATGAACTAGAAACAGATTACTTAGCTCAAGATGAACTAGAGTTTAGTGAACTCGATATTAATTATTTAGATGTCAACTTCTTAGAAGACTTACTAGATATTATTGAAGAAGCCGATGAGCTGGAAAAGAATCAGCTCTCAGGAGGCGATATAGACGTGAAGGGTACATCCTTTGGTTACGATGGTACCACTCAAGTCAATACATTTATTACGGATTCAGTCATAACCTTTTACCGACAGGTACAAGATACAGTTAGGTTGGACTTAGATACCGGCAACAGTTATACAGTTTTAATTATACAAGATGGCAAAGCAGTTACTATTACTCTTAATGGCGGTGGTAACTCTTCCATTACTATCAAGCAATCTCAGTGATAAGCCTGATATATATTGGAAGATTACAAAAGCACCTTACAGTAAAGAATTTTTAGCACAACAACAAAAAGAAGAATTAATCTTTGTAGAAGATACTTTGTATCTACCAGAAAGAAAAACAGTATCTAATTGGGAATGGGGTTTGTTTTGGACCTTACAAGCTTTAGATATTTATACCACTACTAAAGTTTTGCAATACGATTGTGTTTATGAAGCAAATATTTTATTACCAAGAAAACCAGATTTAAATGATTTAGTGAGACATAAAGCACTTATCTTTATACCAACTTTTATATTCTTACCAGTTTATAAATTAAATGAAGGTGGATTAACATTTAGTAATACCTTGACTGCTGCTGTAGTTGCTAATAATTTTGCTGTTAATAAAAGAGCTAAAGCCAAAGGCTGTCAGAAACTATGAAGTGGGCTAGTATATTATTATTATTTCTGACACTGCCTCTAGTGTTCAATGCTCCACCTCTGGAGATAATGCGGCTCAAGACTTTTGATTATCTTGTCGAGACTCCAGAGCCTACAGGTTACTTTACTATCTTAAATATAGATGAAGAATATCTTGACAAACAAGGCGGTTATCCACTTCCTAGAGCCACATTAGCAGATATCCATCTAAAACTTTTACAAAAAGGTGCGTTAGGTGTTGGTTGGGTTATGTTGTTTCCCCATCCTGATAGGCTCGGTGGTGATGAAGACTTTGCCTACATGCTCAGCTTAGCTCCTAGTGTGATAGCTATGCCTGAAATAAATAATGACCAGTATCCAGAAACACATGGTACAGTTATACTTGGTCCTGATGTTACATTACCACAGGCTCAAGGCTTTTTAGAAAATATTCCCCTACTGAAAGAAGCATCTGCTCAAGGAGCAGTCTCAGTCCCTGTCGATGTCGATAACTTAGTCAGACAGATTCCTCTCATCCAACAGACTCCAGAGGGCTGGGTAGCTTCCTTCGGTACAGAAGTTCTTAAGATACTAGGTGGTGGTAACACTTATCAAATCAAGACCAACGAAAATGGTATTGAGATGGTTAGAGTCAAAGGCATACCAGCTATACCTACAGATAGCCTCGGTAAGAAATGGATTAGTTGGGTTGATACTCCACAAACAAATTTAACAGAGATGGACGTTGAAGGTAAGTTTGTCTTTGTTGGGTTTACAGCAAAAGGTATTATGCCACAAGTTGCAACTCCTGCAGGTTTGTTAGAACCTCATAAAATACAAGTAGCACTTGCAGAATCTATTTTATTAGAGACACCAAGTATTCCAGACTATAGATTAGTAGTTGAACTAATGTTATTAGTAGTCTCAGGCTTCATAGTTGCAGCTCTAATTAATTATTTAGGTATCACCTTAGGATTGACCTTAGTTACAATTTACAAGACTGCTATCAGCTATTTAGGACTTTACCTCATTTCACAAAATGTGTTAATAGATGTAACTTGGACACTTGTTGCAACTTTTATAATCGCTTCACAACAATTTTATTTAAACTTTAGAAAGCAATACAAACTAAGACAACAGATTAAAAAACAATTTGAACATTATCTTGACCCTAGACAAGTTAAAAGATTACAAAGTAATCCAGAGTTGTTAAAACTAGGTGGCGAAAAAAGAAGATGTACTTTCTTGTTTACCGATGTAAGAGGTTTTACTTCTTTGTCTGAAAGACTAGAGCCAGAGGAAGTGACAGAGATAATGAACAAAGCTTTGACCATTCAAGCCAATGCAGTGAAAGCAAATGATGGTATGGTGGATAAGTATATAGGTGATGCGATGATGGCGATATTCAATGCACCTTTAGATTTAGACAACCATGAAGACAAAGCTATAAAGACAGCTCTTCAAATAGCACACGACATGCAAGAAGCACAGTTAGGCATTGATATTGGTATCGGAATAAATACAGGCAAAGCTGTTGTAGGTAATATGGGTAGTTCTTCACGATTCGATTATACAGCTATAGGTGATGCAGTTAATTTAGCAGCTAGACTTGAAAGCTCAACCAAAGAAGTTCAACAAGATATTGTTATTGGTGAGGAGACTATGAAGGGTTCTTCCTACGATTTAGTTGCTTTAGAGCCTATAAAGGTCAAAGGTAAGGAAAAATCCATCAAAATCTACACGATTTAAGCTAAACTGCATAGGAGACTCTCAAAGGCTCTGTAACGAATTTCATAGCTTTTTGGACGTATAGTATTCCTTACCTACAATAAATGCGTTACAGGCTATTCTATGAGGTCATTTTTTAAAAAATCCTAGTTTTTGATGGCATTTATTTCACCTTCAAGATAATGATGAATCTTATCTAATTTTTCTCGACCTTGCTTAATTATTTTCTCCATAATCTTAGCTTCATGTCCAGAAAAAACTTTCTTCACATCTCTTAAAGGTAGACCGGAAACTTCTGTAATTAATTTTCCAGTCTCATCAAACAATATTCTATAGGATAAAATATTTGCTTCTCTTGTTTCTTTCATCACTCAACATCACTAAATGTAATTTTATCTTGTTTACCTCTTAATCCTGCTTTCATATAAGAAGTTGCTCTACCCTCGAAAAAGTTTTGGTGTTCAACACCCATGACTTCATCCAACCAAGGTAGCGGATTTTCTTTCTGGTCATAATTAGTTTTCAATCCTAACTGCAATAATCTTCTATCAGCTATGTATCTATTATATTTATACATATCCTCTTTTGTTAGTCCCTCGATGTCTCCCATCTCAAATACTAAGTCTAAGAATCTATCTTCAAGTTCTACCATCTTACGACAGATGTCATAGATTTCTTTTTTGAAATCGTCAGTCCAGATAGAAATGTTTTCTTTAATAAATTCTCTAAAGACTTTAGTCATTCCTTCCACATGTAAAGATTCATCACGAATAGAATAGGTAACTATCTGACCCATGCCTTTCATCTTACCGAATCTTGGGAAGTTTAACAAAATTGCAAAACTACTAAAGAGTTGTAGTCCTTCGGTAAAGGCAGAGTAAACTGCTAACGTTTTGGCAATCGTTTCTTTGTTTGCTTTAGATGGTTTAAAGTTACCAATGTAATCATGTTTGTTAGCCATCTCTTCATACTCAGCAAAGGCTTGGTATTCTGCTTCTGGCATTCCAACTGTATCCAATAATAAACTGTAAGCATGTTGATGGATTGATTCCATATTAGCAAAAGAAGTCATCATCATTCTTGCTTCAGGTTTTTTAAATAACCTCATGTATTTATTGGTGTAACCTTCACCAACATCCACATCAGACTGCGTAAACAGTCTAAAGATTTGTGTTAATAAATTCTTTTCATTGTCTGTCAAGTCTTGCCAGTCTTTAACATCAGTGTGTAAAGGTACTGACTCCGGCATCCAATGCATTTGATTCTGTAAGACATAGTAGTCAAACATCCACGGGTATTCAAAAGGTTTGTAATATTCTCTTCTCGTTAATAAACTCATTTTCCTTGTCCTCTATATTTTTTAAAGTTACGTTTATAATTTTTATTCATGGTAGAAGTTGCGAGGTTCTTTCTACCTTGACTTGTTTTCTTACCTCTTATTCCAGTTACCGGAACATGAGCTGTACCGCTATTCCACTTAGCTGCCATTATCCCTCACAAGCAATACAATCAACCTCATCAAGTTTGATACGAGGTACTTTCACATTTACATTCTCAGTAGCTCTTGCAGCATTTGACCTGAAGTAGTAAAGTGATTTTAGTTTATGCATACCATACCAATGAACATCATTAATATATTGCATATAGTCTGTATGAGTATCTTGAGGTGCTGTCGCACTTGGTAAATTGAAAAATAGATTTACACTCTGTGCTTGGCAAACAAACTCTTGTCTTTTATAAGCATGTTCAATTACCCATATCTGATTTATCTCATCAGCAGTTTTAAATATTTCTTTTTCATCATCTGTAAAAATATCTAGATGTTGAATAGAACCATTACTACCTGAGATATCTTTCCATAGTTTTTCTTTCTCATCTTTAGTTAGTTTCTTTTTATTAACAACATTTTCTAAGTATCTATTCTTAACTTGGTAAGTGCCTGAGAGAGTCTTGTGTGTATAAACGTTAGCACGATATGGCTCAATCGAAGGAGATGTCCCCCCACAAATAATACTAGAAGAGGCATTAGGAGCAATAGCAAGAAGATGCATATTACGAATGTTGTTACCGCCTGAGTCAGGACATGCACCACGTCTGTCTGCAAGTTCTTTAGTTGCTTTGATAGCTTTACTTTTGATGTGTTTGAAACATTGATAGTTGACTCCAGTTGCTGACATCCCTTCAAAAGGTATTCCTTTAGATTGGAGATAGGCATGGAAACCCATTGCTCCCAAACCGATTGACCTTTCTCTGTAGGCTGAGAAGGCTGCTCTGGCATAACCTTCTTTTTCTTCTTTGATGTGTTTTGTAAATCTTTTGTAGTTAGCATTATATTCTCCTAGTGCTTCAATATCGACAACTTGCTCAACAAAACTTTGAATAACATTATCAAGCATAGTAATTAAATCTGGAATGAATTGTTTGTTATCTTTCCAATCGTCAAACTTTTCTAAATTAACACTAGATAAACAACAGACTGCGGTTCTTTCCTCATTCGTAGCTAGTGTTATTTCTGAACATAAGTTACTCTGTTTTATTTCTAGTCCTAAATCTTTTTGTGACTTTGGTAAATGCTCATTACAGATATCTATATTAATCATGTAAGGCTCACCAGTCTCTGCTCTAGCATTTATTAGCTGCCACCACAAGGCACGAGCATTAATAGTTCTTACCGGTTTATTTGTTTTAGGGTCAATCAATCTCCAGTCTTCATCATTCTTTACAGCTTGTAAAAAATCATTAGTTAGATTAACTCCGTTGTGTAGGTTTAAACACTTTCTATTTATATCACCACCAGATTCTTTTCTCATGTTGATAAATTCTTCAATCTCAGGATGTGAAATATCAAGATAAGCAGCATAGCTACCACGTCTTGTAACCCCTTGATTGAAGGCTAACATTTGTGAATCTACCACATGCATGAATGGTATGCAACCAGTAGACTTACTGCCGTTAGAAGTAGATATCCCATTGCTACGGATATCTCCCCAATATCCACCGATGCCTCCACCTGCACTTGCCAACCAAATGTTCTCATCATAATGAGAAGATAACCCAGTCCTACTGTCAGGTACATAATTAAGGAAGCAGCTGATAGGTAAACCACGACTGGTTCCTCCGTTACTAAGGATAGGAGTGCTAAACATGAACCAATGTAAGGAACTGTAATCATAAAGTCTCTGAGCCAACTCAAAGTCTGTGTTGTTTTTATATGTGGCAGCAAAGACTGCAGCCCTTGCCAAAGCTTCTTGAGCATGTGTTTCCTCCTTCCAAAAATATCTATCTCTCAAGGTATCTAAACTAAATTTATCTAGATTAGATTCTCTGTTATAATCTATTTGAATACCTAAGTATTCTTTCTTACCAATTTTATCTACCATTACTCTCCTGTCTTAAAAAATTTATCTGTTTCATCGTGTATGTGTAACATAATTATACCATAATGTAATATCTTCAATAAGTCTTTTCTGTTTCGACCTTCTTTATTGCCATAACGTTTAGCATATTTCATAATGTTACCCATACAAAAACCTGTTCCATGTCCAGAGTCAATGATAACATCAGTAGCTTGATACTTATCTGTAGCATAGTGTTGACCATAAGTATCATCAACATACTTCTGTAGTTCTTCTATTAATTTATCTTCATTAAACTTATACATTTGGTATTCCTAAATCTTCTAATGTTACATCTGGGTTTTTCTTTACCTGTTTATAAAACCAACGTAAAGAATAAGCACTTAACATAAATCTATTATTAGCAAAGATGTGAGTCTGTTCAGGTAAAAACTCATGTAGGTTTTGAGCCGTTATCTTAGAAGTGTCTTCACCTTCTGGGACCATAGTTCTTAACCATTCAATAAGCAGTTCTTTGCTTCGTCTTCTTAATTGTTTAGCTTTCTTTCCGTTCATATTTTATCTCATCTACTCTAGGTGGATTAGGTGTTTGTGTCATATAAACCAAGCCCTTAGAATACTTAAATACTCTAAGTCCCTGACCTTCATTGGAATCTTTATGACATTCAAATTTGTGACGACAATAAGTACATTCACGAGGTAATTTCATGTTACCTAATTTGCCCTCAGGTATATTATTATAACAAAAATCTGGGGGACTGTCAATAGCTATGATGTTTTTAACGTCCTTAATTTTCTTTTTAATATTGGGTTTGTCAAAATTATCTGGTTTGAATAAAGCAAGTTCTCCACTCTCTTTATTAAGAGCTAAGAAAGCACCATTCTTTGTTCCTTGAGCTGCCTCATATCCAGTTAGTTGAGCCATGTATCCAAAGACATCATCTTCTGGAAGTGTGCCATCTTTAAATTTTCTAAAACTATATCCGGAAGCTGTCTTAACATCAACAACTTCACCATCGATAACACAATCCATGTGTCCTTTAATACCATCAACTTCCACAGACTTTTGTTCATCAGTCACCTCATGTCCAGACATTTTAACTAGAAATAAAACTATCTCTTCTAATAAATGTCCATACAAAAACTTAATAAAAACTGAGGGTGGTATCTTCTCTGGTTCTTTATCCGACTTCACATCAAACCAAAGTTGTCGTAGTGGTCTACCGATATTAGACATCCTTAATCTTTCATTACTACGAGGCTCAGGATTGGACCACTTACGTAGTATATCTTTCATTGACTCACCGAACTTGTCAATGTCCTTCTCCTTGATGTCTAATGAACCACCCTCGCCAAGGACTGAGAGTTTGTCATATATGTCTGATACTAAGGTATCAAGTGTTTTCTTTTTCTTTTTCATGTCTTTGTAAATATCCTATAGCTCTTTGTAAAATTTCTATATTATCTTTGAAGCCACCTAAACATCGATTACATGTATGACATAACCAACCTCTAAATGATTCGGTTTCATGGCAATGGTCAACAACCCAAGCTCCTGATTTTTTTCCACCAAGTCCATTAACTTTATCAACTGTTCCTAAACAAATAGGGCAAGAATAATTATCATCTGTGGGCATCCCATATTTTTCTTTTAATAATTTTCTAGTTTTACTAAGATGATTATTACATTCTCTACATTCTGGTCTGAGAAAATTTCCTCCTGATGCTGGGCTAAAAGCTGTTAAAGGTAATTTTTTATCACACTTAATACATATCTTTCCATCTTCAAAAAGTAACTCATCGTGGTCATCTGGAAAAAGAGATTGTTGTTTAGTGAGTTTCACTCCAGTTACCTCCTACTTTAAATTCACCATCGAGAGGACAACGTAAGTTGTAATGTTCTCCGGCATCGATTATAGACTTGACAGCTAATTGTCCAACCTTATTAACTTGGCATTGTCTAACTTCTATCTGCCATTCATCATGTATGTTAGCAACAAATCTGTAATCAATATCAGATAGTCTTAATCTTTCATCCAACAGGGATAAACCTTTTTTCATAACGATAGCACCAGCACTTTGTAGTAAAGTATTTAAAGCAGCATGTGCTGTTCTAACAAATACCTTTCTGCCATCTATTGCCTTGAGGTATTTTTTTGTTGCTGCTCTTTGAACCCTATCTCTAAGTGTCTTGAATGATGGCTTATTAGCAAAGAAATGTTTTCTAATTCTTGAACCATCTCCTTTAGTTCCTCCAACCACTTTTCCAAGCTTTTCATCTCCTGCTCCGTACATGAGGGCATAGATGAATGTCTTTGCCTGATTTCTTGATTCAAGTCCAGCAAGTTTTTGATTAGAGGTGTGTACGTCTCCATTAATGATTTCATTTATAAAGTCCTCATCTTTCATGTAGTGAGCTAACATCCTGATTTCCAGACCACTAGCATCCACTCCAATTAATTTATAATCTTCATCGACAATCCAACAAGCACGACATTCCTTACCATAAGGTGAAGCAAGACTAGGAACCTGAGCCATGTTAGGATTTCTATGTGTCATCCTGCCGGTTATTGTACCATTAGGAATAACAAAACCATGAACACGACCATCGTCCTTAACTGCTTCAATCCATGAATCAATTTGTGCTATGCGTTTTTGTAATAATAAATATTCAGCTATAAGTTTAGCTTCATAAATATGTGTAATCTCAGATAGAGTTTTTTCATCAACAATCGGCTGACCTGTTGGAGTAAATCTATCGGGTCTCCAACCCATCTCTGTTAAGTATTCTCCTATCTGTTTTCTAGAACCAAGATTGAATGGCTCAAGCTTTCGTCTCATAAAAGGTTTAGTGTCACCCGTACTTAGACAGTCCTGATATTCATCATCAGTCAAACCTCTTTTAGAAAGAGAGCCATCCTTCTTGATATATGGTGTTACAAGTTTATCATCAACCCATCTAGGTTTGAAAGTTTTATGCACTTCGTCTTCGACTTCTTGTAACCTTTCTCGGAGTTGAGCTAATAAAAGAGCAGCAGCTTTACCATCAAACTTAAAGCCGTTATCTTCCTGTGTTCGCATCACTCTAGCAACTTGATGTTCAAGCTCGACACTCTCTCTTGAGAATCCTATTGATTCTTGTTTTAGTTTGTTATAAACTAATGTGTTGAGCTGTACATCTCGTACACAGTATTGTAGCATCTCAGAAGAATAATTTTGATAGTCTTCAAATTCAATCTTACGATAACGTAAACGATATCCCCAGTTGTCAAGGCTATGTCCACCTTCTCGTGTTGGATTAAACAATCTTGATAAGACTAAAGTATCAACAACATTGTCAG